CAACCAGCATCTATTGATAATTCAATGGATGTTGCTGTTATCGAATTACCAGCATATTTGTATAATCCTGATGATAGTTTGATTAAACTAACCAACAACAAACGCTATACAATGAGGGACATTGGTGTCCTGGAAGAAAGAATTGAAAATGTTGAATTAGCTTCTTCACTATCTTTACTTGAATTGAGCACTCAGGCACTTCAAGTTACTGACTCTGACGGAGTAAGCAAATTCAAATCTGGTTTCTTCGTAGATAACTTTAAGACAAACAACTTTATTGATCTTGAAAATTCGGATGCAAAGTGTGTTGTTGATAAGGAATCTGAAGAACTTAATGCCGATATTTCTTTATATTCTCTCAAGTCTGAAGTAGCTGTTGATGGTAGTGTAAGTTTGGACTCTGCAGACTTTTCTACTAATTTGAGTTTGTTAGATAATAATGTTAAAAAGACTGGTGATCTAATTACTCTGAATTATACTGAAACTCTAGCAGGTGTAGGACAAACTTATAGTACTTCAGAACAAAATGTAAACCCAGCTGGTGTTACAAATTACAATGGATATGTGAAGTTAACTCCATCTTCTGATACTTGGGTAAGATCAGTAAATTCTCAGAATGGATTGATTATTAGATCTCAAGGTGATTGGGAAAATTCTTACGTTAATAATCTTTTAGTTAGTACTAATCCATCAACTAAGTTTAAATCCAAAAATGTTCAGTTCTACGCAACTGGATTGAAACCAAATACACAGTATTATTCATTCTTTGACGGCAATTCTGATATTGATGTAATACCTAAGTTACTTCAAGTAACTATGGGTTCTGGATCTGCGGCGTTCCAAACTGGAGAATCTGTAGATGTTTATAGTGCTGGTGTTAAAATTGGAAGTTTCAGACTTGCATCAGCAACACATAAAAAAGGAACCTACAACTTAACAACACCAACTACAGAATATTCGCAAAACCCATATAATACATCATTATCTTTAGCAGCATATTCTTCATCATCTACAGTTTTAAATATTGATACCTATTCCTTAGCAGATGATGCGACTGGAAGATTCTTCGGATATACCCCATCTGGAGCAACTTTGATTGGAAAAACATCTGGAGCACAGGCAACAGTATCAACTCAGTCACTGACTACAGATAATGTTGGAGATCTAATTGGTTGCTTCTTCATAAGAAATCCTTTACAAACACCAACACCATCATCAACTTTTGGGGTTGGATCAAAAACATTTAAACTATCCTCAAGTTCTACTAATTCTTCAGCAACATCAGTAACGTATTCTCAAAATACATTCTATGCATCTGGAATAGTAAATGCAAATACTTACACCGAAAGTGTTTCTCTGAGAAGACCATCTCCAGCATTACCTCTCAATGCTTTAAGACCAGATCCACTATCTCAAACATTTAGAACAGATAATGATGGATTCTTCTTATCATCTGTAGACTTATACTTCTCAAGTAAAGACTCAACAGAGAAGATATTTGTTGAAGTTAGAGAAACTGATATCGGTGGAACTCCAAAAACAAATTTGGTTCAAGATTATGCTAGAGCAGAAATCTATCCATCAGGTATTACAACTTCATCAACTGGACAAACTGCTACAAATGTAGTATTCCCATCACCAATTTATCTTGAACCAAACAAGCAATATGCACTTACTTTAACTTGCCCATCTTCAGATGACTACAAGGTTTGGATTGCAAAGTCAAATGACGCGACTGTAGCAACACAAAACCTACCAAATGCACAACAAGTAATTTATTCAAATAATTACATTGGTGGTAATCTGTATAAACCACAAAATGGATCTATTTGGAATTCTTCAACATCTGAAGATTTAACATTCAGACTCTATAAGTGTAATTTCACATCAACCACTGGAACTGCATACTTTAATAATCCAAACGTTTCTGTTGGAAGCACCACATACGTTGATGATTTAAATGTTCCAAAACTGATTAGCAATCCAATCAAAACACTTCCAAGAAAGTTAAATGTTGGAATTTCAACTTCTCCAGATTCTGTAGTTGGTTCAGTATTCACTACTGGAACTAAGATTGCGGAAGGTGGTGCTTATGGATACATTGAAAATGTTGGTGGTAACATAGTTGCTATTACAACATCAAATGTTGGAACTGGATATTCAAACGGAACCTTTACCGAAGTTCCTCTATACAATATAACTGGATACGGTATTAGTGCTACTGCCGATATTACAGTTACCGATAATCAAATATCAAATGTCTCTATCGCGTATAGTGGATCTGGATATGCAGTCGGTGATGTTTTGGGAATTACTACGAGTTCTGTAGTTAAGGGTAGCGGTGCTAGATTAACTGTTTCAGAAAGATCTAACGTTGATACACTATATTTGACTAATGTTCAAGGATTAGAGTTTACATTAAGTCAAGCGATATCATTCTATAGTGGATCAACCGAAGTATCGATGGCGGGAACTGTGGTAACTAAGAATTCTTATGTACCAGAGTATGTTTATTCTGGTAACGTCTTAGAAGTTACACAATATAACCATGGAATGCAGGCAAATAACAATACCGTTGTTATTTCTAACGTATTCCCAGATACTCCTGGAGAAGCAATCACTGCAAGTATAACTGCAGATAGTACAACTATTTCTTTGGGAAGTACAGCAAACTTTACTACCTTTGAAGGTTTAGCAGTAAGTGCTAGCAATCCTGGATATGTGTTAATTAATAATGAAATTATTTCTTATACTTCTGTAGGATCTCAATCTTTGACTATTGGTACAAAGGGTCAATTTGGATCACCAAGTAGAACACATGCATCTGGTGATATCGCGTATAAGTATGAACTAAATGGAGTTTCTCTGTCTAGAATTAATAGGCAGCATACATTACCTTCAAATGCAACCTTAAATTCTTTAAGGGGAACTGATAAGTATCATTTGGAATTTGATAGATCATATCTCTCAGACAGATCTTCTGGAGATACACAGCTAAGTTTCACTGATGCTAAAGTTGCTGGAGGACCAAATTGCAAGGCATCTCAAAATGTCCAATTCTCTTCAGTAGCACCATACTTTAATGTTTTAACTCCAGATAATACAAGTGTTTCTTCACTACTGAGGACTACTTCTGGAACAAGTGTTGATGGTACTGAAACATCATTCGTCGATCAAGGATTCCAGTCAGTAGCTCTAAATGATGTAAATTACTTTAGCACACCAAGATTGGTAGCTTCTAGATTAAATGAAACAAACCTTCTTTCATCAAATACAAACAGTAAGTCTCTTACTCTTGGTATAACCTTAGCGACAAATAACACCAATTTGTCTCCAGTCATTGATACATCTGAGGCAGCAACTTTCGTATTTGGTAGAAATAGAATTAACAAACCAATAGACAATTATGCATATGATTCCAGATCAAATGCAAATACTGGAGACCCACATTCCAGCGTTTATATCTCTAAGAGAGTTGACTTAAAACAACCAGCAAATTCACTCAAAGTATTGCTATCTGCATATCGCCATGCTTCTAGTGATTTTAGAGTTTTATACAAACTCATTAAGTCAGATTCAAGTGAAGTAGATCAAGCATATCAATTATTCCCAGGATACAATAACTTAAGTGATAGTGATGGTGATGGAATAGGTGATACCGTTGTTGATGTTTCTTTGAATGATGGATTACCAGATACTTTTGTTAAAGCAAGTAGTGAAGATGAGTACCTAGATTATCAGTTTACTGCTAATGACCTTGGTGAATTTTCTGGATTTGTGATTAAAATTGTTATGAACGGAACTAATGAAGCATACGCTCCAAGATTCAAAGATTTAAGAGCGATTGCATTAGCATGATACCAATAGAAGGATTTCCAAATTTGTTCAGAGACGAAAACTCTGGTGCTATTGTTAATTGCGATACACTAGAGTATCAAAAATATTCTAAAATGAAAAAGAATAAACAGGAACAAAAACAAGAAATCGAATCTTTGAAAAGTGAAGTTTCTGAAATTAAAAGTTTACTTATGGAGTTAATCAATGAAACCAGAAGAAATTAATCTTGAAACGGTTGGTAAGATGTTTGAATATGAAAAACACTCAAGACAAATCGATTTGCTAAATTTTGAAGAATGTAGAGACTTTGCAAAACTTTATTGTAAATTGTATTTGAAGCAGCAGGAAGTGATTTCTTCTATGGGATTATTGTGAGTATAAATATACTTTAGATCCTGAAACTTATAAGATGGCAGTTTTATATTCATATGCAATCTTTAAGGAGTCATTATAATGGCAGACATAAAAGTACGTGTTGGTCAACAAAACTCAATAAAAGTTCTATCTTCAATTTCTGGAACTAGCTCCGGTACTCTTGCTGGATTGAGCGATATTAATGTAAGTGGTGGTCTATCAAATGGTATGGTTCTAGTTTATAATAGTTCTACTAATAAGTGGGATGCAACTTTAGACCTAACTCCAGGAGCAACACAGAATCTAGACATTAACGGAGGTAGCTTTTAATGGCAAGCATTATTAGGGTCAAAAGATCTACGGGTACGACTGCCCCAGCCACCCTGAATTACGGTGAACTTGCCCTCACAATTGGATCTGGAACACAGGCAAATAAGGGAGAAAGATTTTTTGTCGGTAATTCATCGAATAATCCGATAGAAATTGGTGGTAAATATTATACCGATCTTCTAGATCACGTTCATGGTACTTTAACAGCATCTTCTGCTGTTATTGTTGATTCTAGCTCCAAAATTGATGTATGGAATGTAGATAATTTAAGGTTAGATGGTAATGCTCTAACTTCTACTGATACTGATGGAAATATTACCATCACTCCAAATGGGACTGGTAGAGTTCAGTTTTTAGATAACGATGAACTCCAGTTTGGTACTAGTGATGATATAAGACTGTCTTATGATACTGATAAGGATGCGATCTTCTTTGAAAGAGGTGGAGCAGGAGCAACAGCAGATATAAGAATTGCTGACGACATTCACTTCCAATTTGGTACAGATAATGACGCCAGAATTTATTATGATGAAACAACTTCTGATAAAATTCAGGTAGAAGGTGCCGATTGGAATTTTGCTGATGGTGTTGCGATAACCATTTCCGATACCACTGGATCCACCAGTAAAGATACTGGTGCTCTGGTTATTGAAGGTGGTGTTGGTATTGAGGAGAATTTATTTGTTGGTGGTAACCTTGGACTAACTGGTATCACCACAATTAGTGATACCACTGACTCAACAAGCACAACAACTGGTGCTCTAGTAGTTGCTGGTGGTGTTGGAATAGGAAAGACTGTCCACATTGGTGGAGATCTTAATGTTGAAGGTGGTGATGTTAATAGCACAAATGCTAATTTAAATTTATTTGATGTTAATGTAACTACCGCCAATGTTCTTGGCGATGGTTCTACAATTGCTCTTGGTACAACAACAGGAACATTAACACTAAGACCAAATACGGTAGTTGGTGTAAATGCTACTCAAAATCTATACGATTCTGTAGCAACTACTGTTAATGCTTTTGGTGCTGCAACAACTATTGATATTGGTGCTACATCTGGAACATTAACTATCAATAATCCAACAGTAGTTGGATCTCAAACGACACAAGAGCTGTTTAATACTACAGCGACGAAGGTAGATGCTTTTGGAGCAGCTACCAATATCGTAATGGGTGCAACAACTGGTGTTGCAACTATTAGAAATGCTACCGTCGATTTAGATGGTGATTTGAATGTTGATGGTGGAGATTTAACTTCAAATCAAACTTTATTCAATCTACTTAATTCTAATGTAGAGACTGCTAATGTACTTGGTGCAGCAACCAATGTTGTATTTGGCGCTGCATCTGGTATTACAACTATCAGAAATGCAACAGTAGATCTTGATGGTGACTTAAATGTTGATGGTGGAGATATTACCACTAACTTAACAGGAACATTTAACTTACTCAATACAAATACAACTGATGTAAATGCATTTGGTGCAGCAACTAATATCGTTTTAGGTGCTACATCTGGAATTGCAACTATCAGAAATGCAACAGTAGATCTTGATGGTGACTTAAATGTTGATGGTGGTGATTTAACTTCAAATCAAACATCATTTAATTTACTCAATTCCACAGTAACTGAGGCAAACGTTCTTGGTGCTGGAGTAAATCTGGTAATTGGTGCTACAACAGGTATCACCACAATTAGAAATGATCGGGTTAAACTTACTTCAACTCAAGACTCATCTGATACAACTAGTGGAGCATTAGTTGTAGATGGTGGAGTTGGAATTGCTAAGACCCTCAACGTTGGTGGAGCACTAAACGTTGCTGGGGCAGTTGCATTTACCTCAGGTAATGTAACGATTACTAATGATTTAATCGTTAATGGTAATACTACATTAGGAAATTCAGTTTCAGACACCATTGATATCACTGGTGACGTTGCTCATGTAGGTGAGTTTACCAATACAGGTGGTGTTGTAATTGATAATGTTGGAATTAAGTCCAACATGATCTTCACCCAATCTGGTGGAGGAAATCAATTATTCATTGATCCATTCCCCGATGGATTAAGTAATGAAGGAACAGTCATCATCAAAGGTGACCTGCAAGTTGATGGAACTACAACCACAGTCAACTCAAGTTCTGTAAGTGTCAACGAAGCCATTTTAAATCTTGGTGACGTAAGCAGTGTAAGAACTGTAATGACTACAGTTGGAACTGGTAGTTCTGAAATTGTAGTAGATTCTCTTGTAGGTATCAATACTGGAGATTTAATTTCTGGTAGTGCTTCTTTACCTGGTGCTGGAACAACAACTGTTCACTCCTTTGATTCTGGAACAAATACTGTTCGTATTGATGGAGTAACGTCTGCAGGTATTGTTACAACAACACAATTAACAGTAACACACGCATTTGATACCAGTACAGATCGTGGTGTTTCCTTCGATTACAATACAAGTTCAGGAATTTCCAATAACAAGGTAGGATTCTTCGGATTTGATGATAGTTCCATAGCAGACAGCTCTGTTACCACACTAACAAATGGAACACATGCAGATGGTAGTAGAAGATGGACTTATATTCCAGATGCATCTATAACAAATAGTGTTGTAAGTGGAACAAAAGGATTCTTAGACGTTAAAGGTATTTACTATCAGTCTGGTGATTTTGATACCAATGGCGTCGTATTCTTTGATGATGCTGGATTACAGAGATCTACTAACAATCCATCTACGGCATCTAATACTAGAACTTCTACTCAAATTCTGACTGCTGTAACCGAAGTCACATTAGATTTACCATCTTCAACTTCTGTAACTGCAGGCGATCAAATAACTCAACTCAATAACTCAAGTGCTTATGGTGTTGTTAAAACAACAAGTTCTGGAACTACTATAACTATTATAGGTGTACAAGGAACCTTTGATACAACTAACGATTTGAAAGTAAATGGAACTAATATTTCCATAGTTCCTGATACTGTAACTACGGTTTACACTAACAAACCAACTTGGACTGATACTATAGACGGAGGAACATTCTAACATGGATAATGGTGAAGTTGATATTAATGTTTTAGTGACTATATACAATCAAAAATTATCTACTTTAATGAATCAAAATATTTTATTGGAGGCAAAATTAAAAACACTCCAAACAGAATATGCTGATGAAAAAGATTCATTATTATTGAAAATTTCCGAATTGTCTAGAGAACAACCACAAAAGAGTAGAAAGAAAGTAGAAGATTATCAACAATCAGGAGTTGAATAATGGCTAAACCAAGCACCAGACAAGGATTAATTGATTATTGTTTAAGAAGACTTGGTGCGCCAGTATTAGAAATTAATGTTGATGATGATCAAATTGATGACCTAGTAGATGACGCTCTTCAGTATTTCCAAGAGCGTCATTTTGATGGTGTTGAAAGAATGTTCTTGAAATATAAAATAACCCAAGACGACATTGATCGTGGAAAAGCAAAACCACCTAGTGGAACTGGTGTAGTATCAACATCAGCGACTGCTACAACTGGAACGTCTTTTACGTTTTATGAGAATTCAAACTTTATTCAAGTTCCAGATTCAGTAATTGGTATTGAAAAAATATTTAAGTTTGATACTAGTGATGTTTCTGGTGGAATGTTTAGTATCAAGTATCAGTTATTTCTAAATGACTTATACTATTTCAACTCTGTAGAATTACTACAGTATTCTATGGTAAAGAGTTATCTTGAAGATATAGACTTTTTACTCACTACAGATAAGCAAGTCAGATTTAATAAGAGACAAGATAGACTATATCTAGATATTGATTGGTCAGCACAAAATGTTGATAACTATTTGATCATTGATTGCTATAGAGCATTAGATCCTTCAGATTTTAGTCAAGTATATAATGATAGTTTTTTAAAGAGATATTTGACTGCTCTCATTAAGCGTCAGTGGGGTCAAAATTTAATTAAGTTTAGAGGAGTCAAACTACCTGGAGGTCTTGAACTCAATGGTAGAGAAATTTATGAAGATGCTGAAAGAGAGATAGAACAGTTGAGATCAAAGATGGCTCTAGAACATGAACTTCCACCTTATGATATGATAGGATAATGGCTTTAAATCCCTTTTTTCTTCAAGGATCTTCATCAGAGCAAAGACTCGTTCAACAGCTTATTAATGAGCAGTTGAAAATTTATGGTGTTGATGTAACTTATATACCAAGAAAGTTTGTAAAGAGAGATTCGATTTTTAGAGAAATACAATCATCTAAATTTGATGATAATTTTACTATAGAAGCATATGTGAATACCTATGAGGGTTATTCTGGTGCTGGTGATTTAATGACTAAGTTTGGCGTTTCATTGAGAGACGAATTAACGATAACAATTTCAAAAGAAAGATTTGAAGATTTCATATCACCATTTTTAGATGGTGCAGATGATGATGAGATAGTTTTATCATCTAGACCTAGAGAAGGTGATCTTGTATATTTTCCTCTTGGACAAAGAATATTTGAAGTTAAGTTTGTAGAGCACGAGCAACCATTTTATCAACTAGGAAAAACTTATGTATACGAACTTAAATGTGAGTTGTACGAATATGAGGATGAAGTTCTCGATACATCTATTGAAGAGATTGATACTCAAATTCAAGATGAAGGATTTATTACCACATTAAATCTTATTAGTGTTGGTAGAAATCCTACTCTTTCTCCACTTTTAGATAATAATTCTGGATATGTTAGAAATATTTTTATTAATGCAGACGGTAGAGGATATACAAGACCACCAACGATAGGATTTTCAACTTCCCCAATGAATGGTGGAACAGCAACTGCAGTAGCAATAACAACTTCTATTGGTGGATCATATTCGCTTAAAGAAATAATCTTAACAAACGCTGGATATGGATATACAGTTCCACCAACAATCACAATTACTGGAGGTGGAGGTGTAGGAGCAGCTGCTACATGTGGTATAGAAACTGTAAGAACGGGTGTAATCGCAACAATTGTTGATGACGGTGGTACTGGATATGCCGTTGCTCCAGAAATAACAATTACTCCACCAAAACATGTTGGTGCAGCAGCAACTGCTATTATAGACTTCCCAATTGGTGCTGGTGTTAGTGTTTTATCCGCCCCAATAAGCATTGGATCATCCAGTTACCTGTTCCCAGGTGGGACAACTGGAGGTGTATTCTACAAAACTCCACCAACAGTTACGTTTAGTCTACCAACTGGAACTGGAGAGTCAGCGGCTGCTACTGCAACCATGACTGATTATGCAACAAATGGTGGAACTGTAGATAGTATCACTGTTACTCCTGGATCTGAAGGAAAATACTACGGAGATGTCCCAACTGTTACTATAGACCATCCAGGATTTAGTTATGCTTCTGCAACCATTGATATTGGTGGAGGAATCAATGGATCTTCTATTGATCCTGGTTCTATTGCGTTTAGCACCACCGGTAGAGCGTACACAACAGCGCCTACGGTAGCGATTAGTACTGGAGGATCATATGGTATCGTTCCGCCCACTACAGCGGCAGTAGGCGTTGCTACAATCCACCCAATTACAGGTATAGTAACAGCAGTATCTTTCAATGAGGTAGATGCTTGGGCAGTTGGAACTGGTGCTACAATCGGATTTGGTTATACAGTACCACCAAATATTACTTTCTCTGGAAGTACTGGAGCTACAAGAGCAACTGCAACTGCAACTGTGTCTGCAGCAGGAACTGTAACTGGTATCACTGTTACAGATAGTGGATATGGTTATGCATCAGGAACAGTGCCTTCTGTTAGTATTTCTGGATCTGGTGGTGCAGGAGAATCTTTCAGAGCGACTGGTATTGCTACATTGCGTGTTAGCTCGGTTCAAACTACAGGAACTCTTGGTATTGGTTCAACTACAATAACAGGTATCACTACAACAAATATTATAGTTGGAGATAGAGTAAGATTAGCAATAGGACATAGCGACTCTTATAATTTTATTCCAGAAGATACTTATGTAACTGGAATTGGTTCAACTTCACTTACAATTTCAAATACCCCAACAAATGTTGGTGTTGCTACTTCTGTATTTGAATTTGGTATAGATCAATGCGGAATTGTTACTGGAATCATAATTACTAAAGGTGGTGGTGGATACTTGTCTCCACCAACCGTAACAATAACTAATGATGTTAATGAGAAGAATTATAAGGATATAATTCCAGGTATATCTACAGCAACCGCTAGAAGTACAATCAATAGTGCTGGAGAGATTGATGAAATTTATATTGAGGACCCTGGTGAAGGTTATATTTACATTCCTAATATATTAGTTCCTACGGTTTCTGCTGCAGCACCACCAGTAACTGCAGGAATAGGAACTTTCGAATTTAATGAGATTGTAACAGGATCAACTACTGGAACTACAGCAAGAGTTAAAGAATGGAATTCTAGCACTAATGTATTGAAAGTTTCTATAAACGATGGAGCATTTGCTGCTGGAGAAGTTATTGTTGGATCTTCATCTTCTGCTAGGTATTCGGTTAAATCATATGACGATAGAGACATTTATGATAAATACAGTGATAATGACGAAATAGAAGCAGAAGCAGATCTTATTCTTGATTTTACAGAATCTAATCCCTTTGGTACATATTAATGTTAGGAACTTATTTTTATCACGAGATAATACGTAAAACAGTTGTTGCTTTTGGAACACTGTTCAACCAAGTGTATGTTGCACACGAAAATAACTCAAATCAAGTTATAAGCAAGATGAAAGTTCCTCTTGCTTATGGTCCAATGCAAAAGTTCCTCGCAAGAATTGAACAGCAAGCAGAACTGAATAAAGCAGTTCAGTTGACTTTACCAAGAATGTCTTTTGAAATGAACGGCATTCAATATGATTCAACAAGAAAAACATCAGTAACGCAAACTTTTAAAGCAGTAGATAATAATAGCAGAGTCAAAAAAGTCTTCATGCCCGTCCCATATAACTTGGGATTTGAATTAAATATTTTAACAAAATTAAATGATGATGCTCTACAAATCCTTGAGCAAATTTTACCATTTTTTCAACCATCATTCAATGTTACTATTGATTTGGTAGATTCTATTGGTGAAAAGAGAGATATTCCAGTAGTTTTAGAAAACATTAGTTTCCAAGATGATTACGAAGGAGACTTCACAACAAGAAGAGCGTTAATTTATACATTACAATTTTCAGTAAAAACTTATCTATTCGGACCTATTGCAGACAGCACTGACGGACTCATTAAGAAGGTTCAAGTCGATTACTATTCAAATACTGATGTTCAAAATGCTAGAAGACAGGTCAGATATGTAGCAACTCCTATCGCCAAGAAAGATTATAATGATGATAATTCATCTTCATTGAGTGAAGACCTAACAACGCAAGAAACTCTAGTAGGAGTTACCTCCACAAGTCTTCTTTCTGTTGGAGATAGAGTTATCATTGATAGTGAAATTATGAAGATTAAATCTAAGACTTCAGATTCTATCACAGTTGTTAGAGGATATAATGACACAATTGCCGCAACGCATACTACTGGAACTTCTATTGATGTATTGAGTGAGGCAGATAATACGGCAATTGTTGTTGGTGATGATTTTGGATTTAGTGAAGAGACATCATTTTTCCAAGATGCAGGAGAATATAGCAACACTAGAAACACAGATCTAATTTAAAATTATGGATAAATTTGATTCTATAAGCAAATCGCTAAACACCGAAACTAATATTGTTAGCGTAGATTCTAATCCACCATCCGAAATAGTCAAAAATCAGGATTCTGAGGACATTAAAAAAGATTATCAATATACTAGAGCAAATTTATATTCCCTAATAGAAAAGGGACAAGAAGCTCTAAATGGTATTATGGAACTAGCATCGGAAAGTGATAGTCCTAGAGCATATGAAGTTGCCGGACAAATAATCAAAAGCGTTGGTGATACCACCGATAAACTTTTAGATTTGCAAAAGAAACTAAAAGATATGGAAGAAGATAATATGAAACAAACAACTAATAACGTAACAAACAATGCATTATTTGTTGGATCTACGTCAGAACTTTCAAAATTACTCAAACAAGGTTTTCTAAATAATAAAGAAGAATCTTAAAATATCAATGGGTTGGTCTGAAAAATATAAAAAATCGATCAATTGTGATGATCCAAAAGGATTTTCACAACGCGCCCATTGTCAGGGTAAAAAGAAAAAAATGAACGAAGAAAAGAAGAAAGATCACGAGTATTCAATGGCTCGTTCAGAAATTAAAACTATTAAAAAAGCTGCCGATCGTCTTCAAAAGAAGATGGGTAAAAAAGGTGAGGGTGAATTACAAGCATGGGTTCAGTCAAAAATTACTAAGGCGGCGGATTATATTGATACTGCAGCAGATTATGTAACCAATGAAGAAACAAAGTCTGGAGATGAAGGACTTCGTGATTGGTTTGGTAAATCAAAGTCTTCTGATGGTAAAAAAGGTTGGGTTCAATTGGGTGGTAAATGGGCAGGTAAACCCTGTGCTCGTCAACCTGGACAAACTTCTACACCAAAATGTGGTAGTTCTAAAATGGCGGCAAATTTGAGTGATGAAGAAGAGGAATCTGCGAGAAGAAGAAAAAATCGTCAAGATCCAAATCAACCAGAAAAAACTGGTGGAGCAAAACCAACGAATGTTGCAACTGAAGAAACTGACTTGCAGGAAGTAAAGGATAAACCAGGTAAAGGTAGTGGTAAAAAGGATGCTTGTTACCATAAAGTAAAGTCACGTTATTCTGTTTGGCCAAGTGCATATGCTTCTGGTGCTTTAGTTAAGTGTCGTAAAGTTGGTGCAGCAAATTGGGGAAATAAATCCGAGTCTGTGGAGATTGAGACTGCAGATGGAAAAACTTTTGCACAGTTTATCGATATCATTAAACCAGAACCACTAAAACCAACAGATGGTATAGGTAGTAGAATGCTTGATGAGGCAGGTAAGAAATGTTGGACAGGTTATGAGAAAAAAGGGACTCAGAAACTCTTTGGTAAAACTTATAATCGATGTGTAAAAAAGGAAGAAGTTGAAGAAATTGAGGAAGTAACAAAGATGGGAATTCATTCCCCTCACGAAGTTCCTTCTAAAAACTTAAAAGGTCTTGTAGCAAAAGCAGTTAAAAGAATTGATGCTGATGTTGATGGTGATGTGGACAGTGATGATCCAAAAGAAACTGAGATGGGTGAATTTATTCCATCACCAGATGGTAAGAAAAAAATAAAACCAAAAGTAAGATTTGAAGGTGTTTCAAACTGGAGAGAAGAACTTGGTGAAGACTGGCAAAAAGTAAACAAATCAGATAAAACTGATGGTATGAGCCAGAAAGCAGTTAATGCTTATCGTCGTGAGAATCCAGGTTCTAAACTTAAGACTGCTGTAACTGAAAAGGATCCTGGTCCTGGTAGGAGTAAGCGTAGAAAGTCCTTCTGTGCTCGCTCTAAGGGTCAGCAAGACATGCATAACATTGATTGCTCAAAAGATCCTGATAAAGCAATTTGTAAAGCCCGTCGTCGCTGGAGATGCTGATGGAAAGTATTAATGTATCAGGGGATTTCAACGGAAATCTTTATATTGGTTCACCACAACCACAACAACATAAAGTTGGTGAAAGTTATACCGCAGATGTAATGTGGAGAGGGAACTTATACCGTATGGATCTTACCAGCGATAACCTCCCAACTAGAGAGTCTCTGGGAGAAGAAATACAAGGAGAATATCCTGGCGCAGTTGTACATAACATTTACCCATCAAATGTTAATAATAACAGCACCTTAAGAATTACAGGAGTAAAGAGGTATCAACCAGAAAGATTAACTTGGGGTGAGTGATTAATGGCTCAGTGGAATAAAACTAATCAAGATTATCTAAACCAGGAGAGAACTCTCTTTGAAGTTTTTATGTGTGCCGATAGATACGGCAACATTGGAAACTGTGGAATAACTTCTGGACCTACCAGTGGTGGGTCGGATGCTTTTGGTAGAATGAGAGTATCTGATACTTTCACTCTTGCTGACTATTCTCACATTTATGGGGAAGAAGTAGAACTTCTCACAAAAACTGTTGGTACAGCATCTACAACTGAAGTAAACCCAAATACAGCATCTATTGCCTTGATTGTTGGAACTGGTGCGACAGATAAGGTGATTCACCAGTCTAGAATGTATCATCACTACATGCCTGGCAAGTCTCAGTTTGTTCTGACTAGTTTTAACTTCACTGATGTAAGAGAAAATACCACGAAGAAGATTGGATATTTTGACGATAGAAACGGAGTATTCGTTCAGCAGGAGGGAGACGGAACTGTTTCTGTTGTAAGACGATCATATAATACAGGAATTGCCAGTGATACAGTTGTCAATCAATCCGATTGGAACCTGGATAAGTTAGACGGAACAACTCTTTCTGGTATTGATGTAGATTTCACAAAAACTCATCTATTCGCAGCAGACTTTCAGTGGTTAGGTGTTGGTAGGGTTCGTTGTGGATTTGTCATCGGTGGTCAGATGATTTATTTCCACGAGTTTAATCATTCCAACATTGAAGAACACGCATATTGGTCACTCCCATCACTTCCCATTCGTTGTGAGGTTGCTAATACTGGGACTGCTGTAGGCATTACATCAATGGAACAAATCTGTTCCACTGTAATGAGTGAGGGTGGATATGTTGAGACTGGTGTTGAGTTTGGTGCCTTTGATGGTCCAATATCTTTCTCTGCTTCTGGTGGAGCAACAGGTAGACAATGTGTTATGGCAATTCGTTGTAAGAATACATTCAAAGGAATCCCAAATAGAACAACAGTAAGATTAACTGACATTGAAGTTTTGAGTGATTCTACAAACTGCAGACTTGAAATTTGG